TTCGGGCCATGGGCATACCCGTGCAGGAGTTCACTCCCAGCAGGGGGGCAGATAAGATCACACGTCTCAATGCAGTTGCAGATTTATTTGCATCGGGTAAAGTGTGGGCACCGGCTACACGCTGGGCGGAGGAGTTGGTTGATGAAATTGCGGCGTTCCCATCAGGTGAGCACGATGACTTGGTGGACTCAACGACGCTTGCGCTCTTGCGGTTCAGGCAGGGTGGGTATCTCAGGCTCCCATCGGATGAGCCCGAGGATATTAAGTGGTTCAAAGGGTATCGGCGTGATCGGTACTACACAGTGTAAAAGGTAAGCAGATGCAACGACGCACATTTATTCAAGCCGCCCTAGCAGCACTGGCTGCCCCTTCGTTAGCCAGCGCAGAACTTCTGACTCCAGCACCGAGCCCAGTTGTTTGGAACGCGGCAACTTTGACGGCGGAGTTGGAGAGAATGTTTGTCTGCCAAACCGGACCTGCGGCTCCGATTGTGGACATGGTGGCTGGTGTGGCCACAGCCGTACCGATGGTTGAGAAAAAACATCCCGTTCACACAAACATAACTGTTGAAGAGTTTGCTGAACCGACTGCTGATGCAACACGGTACCGTTACGAGACTTACGCTTGCGCAATCGAGGGCGGGGACGCCAAAGAAGCCGAGGCTCGATTGGCTAAACATTTTTATGATGAGTTTTCAAAACTGCCGACAGGTCAATTGGTGTGGCGTGTGGCACCACAGTTTGCCTCCCACGACGACATCAGGTGGGGTGTTACTTACGCCACACGGGAGCAGGTTGAGGACAAGTTATTTGATTTGGCAAATCTGCCTAAAGATGCACAATACGACATTGAGTGGGGTTCGTACCGTCAGGTCTTGAGCAAAACCACACTGCACAAAATGCGTATGCGGCTAGTGTTGCCGCATTTATACGATGAAGAAACCGTTGCGTTGCCAAATCTGTTCAAACCAGAAGGTGCGCGTATCACAAAGATGATTTAAGGAAACATCATGGCAATCGATAAAGCGTTGTATGGGGCACCTGCTGGCATGGGGGCTGTAGAGGCCGAACCAATCGAGATTGAGATTGAAGACCCTGAGTCGGTACATATCGGCATTGGTGATTTAGAAATTGATCTAGAGCCAAAGAAAGATTATGGCGGTGACTTTGACGCCAACCTTGCCGATGAAATGGATGAGTCAGCCCTTGACTCTTTGGGGCATGAGCTGGTTGAGGACTTCAACAAAGACATCATGGACCGTAAAGAATGGATGATGACCTACGTTGAAGGTCTGAAACTGTTGGGTCTTAAGTATGAGGAACGCACTGAGCCGTGGAACGGTGCATGTGGTGTGTTCCATCCGATGTTGACTGAGTCCGTTGTGCGGTTTCAGTCTGAAGGTATCACTGAGACATTTCCAGCTGCTGGCCCTGTGAAGACCGCCATCATTGGTAGGGACACACCTGATAAAGAAGAGGCAGCCGCTCGTGTTCGTGATGACATGAACTACCAGTTGACAGACGTCATGGTGGAGTATCGTCCGGAGCATGAGAAGTTGTTGTGGAACCTGCCAATTGCGGGTTCAGCGTTCAAGAAGGTGTATTTTGACCCCAGTCTTGGCCGTCAAGTGGCTATGTTTATTCCGGCTGAAGATATCGTTGTGCCATACGGCGCATCGTCTATTGAACGTGCGGAACGTGTTACTCACGTCATGCGTAAAACCGAGAATGAAGTCACAAAACTAATTGAGGCTGGGTTTTATCGGGACGTTAATTTGGGTGAACCAACCCATGATTTAGATGATATTGAGAAACAAAAAGCCAATGAGATGGGCCTCTCTGCTATCAGTGATGACCGTTACCGCATACTGGAGATGCACGTCAACCTTGACTTGGCTGGATATGAACACAAGAATAAGAAGGGCGAACAGACCGGTATCGCTCTGCCGTACGTGGTGACGGTGGAGAAAGGCACCAGTAAAATTTTGGCCATCAGAAGGAATTGGTATGAAGGCGATAAACTCCACCTCAAGCGTCAACACTTCGTGCATTACCAGTACATCCCCGGATTCGGGTTCTACGGCTATGGACTCATCCATCTCATCGGTGGGTACGCCAAGTCAGCCACAATGCTTATCCGTCAGCTTGTCGATGCGGGCACCCTCTCCAATCTCCCCGGAGGGCTTAAATCGCGCGGACTTCGCATTAAGGGTGATGACACGCCGATTGCCCCAGGAGAATTCAGGGACGTAGATGTCCCCAGCGGTTCAATCCGCGACAACATACTCCCACTGCCGTACAAAGAGCCAAGTCAAACGCTCTACACGCTGTTCAACCAGATCGTTACTGAAGGTCGTGCGTTTGCATCCTCTGGTGACATGAAGGTTAGTGACATGTCGGCTCAAGCGCCGGTGGGTACCACACTGGCTATTTTGGAGCGTACGTTGAAGGTTATGGGTGCCGTTCAGGCACGCATGCACTTCAGCATGAAGCAGGAGTTCAAACTCCTCAAAGTCATCATTGCTGACTACACGCCTGAAGAGTACGACTATGAGCCAGTTGATGGCTCACGTAAGGCAAAGAAGGCTGACTATGACATGGTGGACGTGATCCCCGTGTCTGATCCCAACGCTGCCACGATGGCACAGAAGATTGTGACTTATCAGGCCGCTCTTCAACTGGCTCAAACTGCGCCTCAGCTGTATGACTTGCCATTGTTACATCGTCAGATGATCGAGGTGTTGGGTATCAAGAACGCCGCCAAACTGGTGCCGATTGAAGATGACATGACTCCTGTGGACCCTGTGACGGAGAACCAGAATCTGCTCAACGGCAAACCGCTAAAAGCATTTGTTGAACAGAATCACGACGCTCACATGGCCGCACACCAAGCGTTCTTACAAGACCCGATGATTCAGCAAATGCTCATGCAGCCTGTGATGGGTCAGCCTAACCCGCAGTCTCAAATGATGATGTCTGCCATGGTCGCTCACATCAATCAACACATGGCGTTCAAGTACCGCCTACAGGTTGAACAGATGACTGGTATGCCGTTGCCTGACTACGATAAATACAGTAAAGAAGGCACGGATGTGCCTGAGATTCCCAAAGAAATGGCAGACCAGATTGCCATTATGGGCGCACAGGCTACACAACAAATCCTTATGCAGGACAAACAGGCTGCTGCACAACAGCAAGCTCAACAACAGATGCAGGACCCGGTGGTTCAGATGCAGATGCAAGAACTCCAACTCAAACAGCAGGAAATCCAGCTCAAAGCTCAGAAACAACAGATTGAGGCGGCAGAAAAAGCCGACCGTTTGAAGATTGAGCAGGCTCGCATTGCAGCCCAGAAAGAGATTGCAGCCATGCAGGTTGCCGCTACATCTGCTGCGGCTAAAGACAAACTCAATCAACAGATGCAGGCTGAGGGCGTAAAACTGGGGCTTGATGCCGCCAAACATCGTGCTCAAATGGCCGTGCAACACGCACAACGAACGGCACAACAATCTAAACCAAAGAAGGGGAATGAATGAGTGATTCAATCCGGGCGTTAGCGCTCGTGCAAAAAGAGATTGAGAAAATGGTGCAAGAGCAAACCGCGTTCCTTGCCGCGTCTCGCGCTGACACATTCGATGAGTACAAAAAAGTCTGTGGGGTAATCCGAGGTCTAAACCTTGCAGACTCAATCATCAACGACCTCGTGCAAAGATTGGAGCGCGAATGAGCGAATTTGATGTGGCAGCGGTAGACCTCTCAGGCATCTTGCAAAAGAATGCTGAAGAGAAAGCCAAACAACTGCCTGACCCCAAGACATTTCACTTACTCTGTGTCGTCCCCGAGGCGATGGAAGAGTACGCCGACAGTGATGTTGGTCTGGTGAAGTCTGCTAATGAGGTTTGGAAAGAGGAGCTTCTCACCCCTGTGTTGTTTGTGGTCAAGGTTGGCCCCGACGCATACGCAGATAAGACTCGCTTCCCCAACGGACCGTCTTGCAAGACCGGTGACTTTGTCATCGTGCGACCAAATTCAGGCACCCGCCTGAAGATTCATGGCCGGGAATTCCGCATCATCAATGATGATTCGGTCGAGGCTGTTGTGGAAGACCCGCGTGGAATCACCCGCGCTGCATAAGGAGTAAAAGATGGCAACTGAATTTAAAGGTGAAGTGTTTGAGTTTCCAGATGAGAAGGAAACCAACACCAAATTTAGGGAAGATGAGGCGCAAGAGAAGGTTGAAATTGAGATCGAAGACGATACGCCCCCTGCGGATCGTGATCGAAAAGCCGCCCCTCCACCCGATGATCCCACCGAAGATGAACTTGCGTCATATGACGAGAAGGTTCAACAACGTATTAAAAAGTTTACACGTGGTTATCACGACGAACGCCGCGCCAAAGAACAGGCAATGCGTGAACGTGAGGCCGCTGAAGATTTTGCCCGTAAAGTGTTTGAAGAGAACAAACGTTTACAGCAACAACTTTCAAACGGCAGTAAAGAGTACATTGCTACTAGTAAAACTGCCGCCCAAGCCGAATTGGATGCCGCCAAAGAGAAGTATCGTAAGGCTTATGAAGCCGGTGATGCGGACGCTGTAGTCGAAGCCCAGACGCAAATTGCCAAGGCAACCGTCAAACTTGATCGGGCCGAAACCCTCAGACCTATTGAGGTGCAGGACAAAGGCGAATATAGGCCCATGAAGGTTGAAGACACCCAACCCAAAGTTAGTCCCAGAACCAAACGTTGGCTTGAAACCAACAGTGATTGGTTTGGTGTGGATGATGAAATGACGATGGCTGCAATGGGTGTTGACAAGAAATTGCAACGAGAGTATGGTGCAGACTATATAGGTACTGAAGAGTACTTCAGCGTGGTTGATAAAACCATGCGCAAAAGGTTTCCTGAGTACTTTGAAACTCAGAGCGCAGAGGATGATGACCAGCCTCAACAAAAGAGGTCAACTCCGGCAGATGAGGATGAACCTCCACGCCGTGCATCAAAGCCGTCTACGGTTGTGGCTCCGGCCTCTCGTAGTACGTCGCCTAGTCGTATAAAACTGAAGCAGTCTCAAGTTGCGTTAGCCCGCAAACTCGGGATCACTCCGGAACAGTACGCTAAACAGGTTGCTAAATTGGATAGGAATTAATCATGGAAAACGAAACTCAAACTCAGCCGCAAGGCCGTCAAAACCGACTGGCTCGTGAATTAGAAGCTCGGACCACCACCCATCGCCCAACGGCATGGCGTGCCCCTGATGTGCTTCCTACTCCCGATCCCCGTCCGGGCTATGCTCACCGTTGGGTGCGCACTAGCGTTTTGGGTAACGCTGATCCATCGAATATTTCTTCCAAATTGCGTGAAGGATATGAGCCCTGCAAAGCAGAGGACTATCCCGAACTCATGTTGCACGCCTCTACCGAAGGTCGTTTCAAAGGGAACATCGAGGTAGGTGGTTTGTTGCTCTGCCGTATTCCCAAAGAGTTCATGGATCAACGTGCCCAGCACTACGACAGCCAGAACAAAGCGCAGGTGGAATCGGTGGACAACAGTTTCCTTCGTCAAAGCGACGCCCGGATGCCTCTGTTCGCAGAGAAATCCACCAAGGTGTCCTTTGGTTCTGGTTCATAAATCTTTTGGAGTCCTTAAATGGCATACCCAACCGTCTCAGCCCCTTACGGGCTAAAGCCGATCAATTTGATCGGCGGGCAGGTGTTTGCTGGTGCGACTCGTCTGTTGAATATTGCAAGTGGTTATGCCACTTCGATTTTCTATGGCGATGTTGTTCAGATTGACACCGCTGGTTCAGGCACTATCGTAAAAGACACCGGTAACACAACCGCTAACCCTGTGGGCGTGTTCCTCGGCTGTTCTTACGTCAACTCACAAGGTCAAACGATCTTTACGCAGTACTTCCCTGCCAACACCACCGCGCCAACTGGCACGACCATCACCGCTTACGTGGCTGATGATCCAGACCAGCTGTTCAAGGTTGTTTTGGTTGCTGGTACTACTGTTGACGGCAACGGTCTTACCCCTGCGTACCTTGGTCGTACGATGATTGGTTCCAACGCTCAGTTGGTCCAAAACACTGGTTCTACGGTTACTGGCGACTCTAAAGTTGCTATCTATACCGCTGCCGGTGCTACCACGACCGCAACCCTCCCAATCCGCATCATTGATGTGGTCCCCGATACTGCCAATTCATCTGGCAACTTCTGCGAAGTGATCGTTAAGTGGAACGCACCTAACGTGACCGGTCAGACCGTTGCTGGTGGTCATCAGTATCTCAACCCGACTGGCGTCTGATAAGGAGTAAAAAATGGCCATTTCACGCGCACAACTGCTGAAAGAGCTGCTCCCTGGTCTGAACGCCCTGTTCGGTCTAGAGTACGCACGCTACGGTGAAGAACACAAGGAAATCTACGAAACTGAGACTTCCGAGCGTTCCTTCGAAGAAGAAACCAAGCTGTCTGGCTTCTCCGCCGCTCCGGTGAAGAACGAAGGCGCTGCGATTGCATATGACAATGCGCAGGAAGCCTGGACCACCCGCTATACGCACGAAACCATCGCTTTGGGTTTCTCGATCACCGAAGAGGCGATTGAAGATAACCTGTACGACAGCCTGTCTGCTCGTTACACCAAGGCTCTGGCCCGTGCCATGGCATATACCAAGCAGGTAAAAGCTGCTGCGGTGTTGAACAACGGCTTCTCTGCTACCTACGCTGGTGGCGACGGTCAAGCCCTGTTCTCTGCTAGTCACCCCCTGGTGTCTGGTGGAACCAACAGCAACACCCCCGCTGTTCAAGTGGACCTGAACGAGACTTCCTTGGAAGCCGCCGTTATTCAGATCGCCGCTTGGACGGATGAACGCAGTCTGCTGATTGCGGCTCGTCCCAAGAAGATGATTGTTCCCCCGGCTCTGATGTTCGTCGCCGACCGTTTGCTCGAAACCGAGCTGCGCGTTGGAACCAACGACAACGACATCAACGCCATCAAGAACATGGGCGCTGTACCGGAAGGCTACACCGTCAACCACTTCTTGACCGACCCCAACGCTTGGTTCCTGACCACTGACGTTCCCAACGGTATGAAGCATTTCGTTCGCACCCCCCTGCAAAACAGCATGGACGGCGATTTCGATACCGGCAACGTCCGTTACAAGGCCCGTGAGCGTTATAGCTTCGGCTGGTCCGATCCCCTCGGAATGTGGGGCTCGTCAGGTTCGTCCTGATGATGTAGAAAAAGGGGCCTTGCGCCCCTTTTTCTTTTGGGGTATATTGCCTCAAACCGGGGTTCCCGGTCTGTCAAATCGACCCGGCGAATGCGTACACAATTGACAGACTGATCTTTGTACGAAGGACAATTCAAATGGCAGTCTCTACCACCCAATCAATTTGGCGTTCGGGCGGCGGCGATCAAACTCGCACAGCCTATTGCGGTACCGGCCTGATGGTCGCTCAGTTTTATATTGCTGACATTACCGCTGCAAACACCACTAAGGTTACGGTTTCTTCGACCAATACCTCAAATGTGATCCTGCCTGTTAATGCAGTTATCACCTCTATCAGCATTTCTGCTACCACATCTACTGGTGGCACTAGCCCAACGATTGACATGGGCTTCACTTTGTACACCACTGGCACCACCAGCGGTCAGGCTTTGTTAAATGAGCAACCGTCAAATGCATTGGCCACCGCCAACTTGAGCACTTCCACCAAAGGAACCTCGTTGGGTCAGGTGATGTCTTCGTCTGAGCTTGTCTACATTACCGGCGGCGTTGGTGCTTCTGCTGCTACCAGCGGCGCTGTTACCGGATTCATCACATATTTTGTGGTCGATCCCAACGGCGGACAACAAGTCGTCTAAGGAGTAAATCTCCATGATGCAAACCGACGTTAAAAGCGGCGAAGCAACGGTAAGCGGCTCAATTTATGCGGGCCGCGCCCGCGTGAAAGCTATTACTATTGCTTATGGTTCTGGTGGGACCGTAGCCATCAAAGACGGAGGTTCCGGTGGCACCACAGTGTGGTCGTTTACTGCACCTGCCGCCGCTGGTTCCGTTCACGTTCTATTGCCAGGTGAGGGTATTTTGTGCGCTACAAGTGTATATGCAACTCTTTCCAGTGCAACTGTAGCGGTGGTTTATGGCTAAGAGCCCTGCATGGCAACGCAAGGAAGGCAAGAACCCCTCTGGCGGATTGAACGCCAAGGGGCGAGCCTCCTACAACGCTGCGAATCCGGGCAAGCCAGGTCTGAAAAGACCTCAGCCCGAGGGCGGAGCACGCCGCGACTCTTTCTGTGCCCGAATGAAGGGCATGAAAGCCAAACTGACATCAGCCGAGACAGCACGGGACCCAGACAGCAGGATCAACAAGAGCTTGCGTGCATGGAACTGCGCTGATGGTGGCTATGTAAAAGCTGCTGATGGTTGCGCCACTAAGGGTAAAACCAAAGGACGGATGGTGTGAAATGGGACAGCACACAGATACCATCAAACACACATTAGATATTGTCGCGGTCTTTGCCGCGTTCATGTCTTTTTTGCAGCTTTTGACTCCCATTTTTGGTTTGATCGGCGCGATCTGGACCCTTATGCGTATTGCTGAAATGGTCTCAGGTAAACCGTTCGCTGAATTGATTGGTCGAAAGAAACCAGATGCCGAGTAAATCCAAAGCCCAACACAACCTCATGGCAATGGTGGCAAACGATCCTGCCGCCGCCAAAAGGGTTGGGATTCCACAATCTGTTGGTGCAGAGTTCATGCACGCAGATAAAGGCAAAAAGTTTGGTTCCTCTGGGAGCCGTCCCGACCGTCAAAAGGTCAATTCGCCGACTACCGAACATGGTAAATCGGCTTTCTTTAAAAGAGGTGGTGAAATGAAAGAGTCCAAAGCGATGATGAAGAAAGAAGTCAGCTTTATGAAAAAAGCTGGTGCCCCCAAATCCATGATCAAACATGAGGAGTCCGAAATGAAAGGCATGAAGAAGATGGCCAAAGGTGGTATTACCACCGCCAAAATGGGTAAAGTTACTGCTGGTGGCATTAAACCCCACGGCGAACATACAGTGCAGAAGTCTGGTCATACCAAGGCAATGAAGCCCGCAATGAAAGCTATGAAGCCACTGGGTATGAAAAAAGGCGGCAAAACCCGCTAAGGAGTAGATAATGGCTCGACGTAACCAAAATCTGGCTGGCCTCGCCGCACTTGGTGCGTTGGGCTATATGCTCAGAGACAAAGACTACGCCCCGGTTGAAGACCGCAGGGGCGTAAGCGTTGGCGACAGTGATGCCGCTGAACGCGCAGACCGTATGACCGGTAGTCTTGAAGATTTGTCTGATCGGGATGGTGGCGGTATTACCCCCTTGCGTGGTGGTCGTACTGGTACGGCTTCTGCTGCTGCGGCTGCTCCGGCAATGACGTCTCGTGAAGATGAGGCACGCATACGTGCAACTGGTGGCCCCCGTGGTACACGGTATTTACCTACTCCAGACGTAGGTCGTGTTCCCGGTCAAGGTGGACCCCGTGGTACACGGTATTCGCCTACTGACACAGGCGATGAGACGGATCGTTTACTCCGTAGATATCCGGTTCCACGTGACCCCAGCATCCCTATGCCGTCACAAAGCCAGCCGATGCCATCGGGCACTGCCCCTGTACCTCGTCGCGGTGCGGGTATGGTGGAGTCCATTAAAGACTACTATGCCAGCCCATCTTCTTTGGAAGGTGTAAAACGCAACGTTGCAAACACTCTAAATGCGACTGCTGGCATTAGTGCTCTTGGTTATGTTCCGCAAATGACCCAGCAACAGTTCGCTGCTCGCGCCGCCGCACGTAGGGCCGCAGAAGGTCTGTCTGATGCCGAAGTTGCTGATCTATTGCGTCGTCGTGCTTTGACCGAAGCCGACACGACTGGCGGTGCTATGGGTTACAAAAAAGGCGGTAAGGTTAAAGCCAAGGCCAAACCCAAAAAGATGGCGTCTGGCGGTATGGCCAAATCGTCTGCTTCCAAACGCGCTGATGGAATTGCCACTAAAGGCAAGACCAAGTGCAAAATGTATTGAGGTGAATCATGCCTGAAATGATGACCAACGAAGAAATGAAGCGCCGCTACAAACCGCGTCGCCCCGAAACGACACTGGAAGATGTAGTTACGCCTGAAGAACGACAGCGTCGTGCTCAAGATGTTCAACAAGCTAAAGACATCATAGAACAGCCAAAGATTGATGAAACGTATATGAAATCGTTGACCGTCACTGAGCCGGATAAAAAGGCAAGTGGTGGTATGACCGCTTCAGCTCGCGCTGATGGCATCGCTCAACGTGGCAAAACCCGTGGCACTATGGTTGCCTGCGGTGGTGGCTACATGAAAGGTGGCAAGTGAATCCCGGTGGGGCTATCCCTGTCGGGGCGTATATGCCTCAAGCCCCCTCATCTGCGGGGCCGTTTGACCGTACCCAAAATACCAGCGAGGTACTGGACGGTATGCAACAGACCAACAGCCCTGTTCTAAAAATGAAAAAGGGTGGGTACGTAAAAGCCGCCGATGGAATTGCTCAAAAAGGCAAGACTAGGGGGAAATACCTATGATGGCCAGCCGTGGAATGGGAGCTATTCGCTCCAGCAAAATGCCAAAGAAAAAGGTCATTCATCGTACGGATGACCCCAACGACGTGGATATGTACGCTGATGGGGGCCCTGTCTGGGCCAAACCCCGCCCTAAAACATTACCACCTCCCAAGGCTCTTCCGGCCCAAAAGAAAGCCAAAGCCAAGCGAATGGCCAAAGCGGCTGGGCGTCCGTACCCTAATCTTGTTGACAACATGCGTGCTGCAAGGAGTAAATAATGGCCGAGAAATGGATTCAAAAAGCGATCAAGAAACCTGGCGCGTTAAGGTCAGCACTTGGCGCGAAACCGGGGAAACCTATTCCCGCCGCAAAATTGGCCAAAGCTGCCAAGGCACCCGGCAAGATGGGCCAGCGTGCTCGGCTTGCCCAGACCCTAAAGAAACTGGGAAAATAAATGGCTACCATCCCCAAAACCTCCGGCGTATCTTCCTTCGATCTCGATTTGAATGAGCTCGTTGAGGAGGCGTTTGAGCGTGCGGGGCGTGAACTCCGCACTGGTTACGACTTGCGTACTGCGCGTCGTAGCCTTAACATCATGTTCGCTGATTGGGCCAACCGTGGCATCAATATGTGGACGATTGAGCCGGGCACTATTGACTTGGTGCAGGGACAAAACACCTACGCTTTACCGGGTGACACCGTTGATCTGTTAGAGCATGTGATCCGTACAGGCGCAAATGTGGCGGCAACTCAGGCCGATTTGACCATTACGCGTATTAGTGTTTCTACGTACGCCACCCTACCAAACAAACTACAACAGGCTCGCCCTATTCAAGTTTGGATTCAACGGTATAACAACCAGATCACACCGACTGGGTTGACTTTGGATGGCGCGATCACCGCTTCAGCTACGCAACTTACGTTGGATTCTGTTGTTGGTCTTCCAGCAACAGGTTTCATAAAACTTGACAACGAGATCATTAACTACGGATACATATCAGGGAATACCCTATACAACTGTTTCCGTGCTCAACAAAACACCACTGCGGCGACTCATGCCGACAACACAGCGGTTTACTGGGCGCAGTTACCTGCCATCACAGTTTGGCCAACTCCTGATGCCGCTCAGTCCTATCAATTTGTTTACTGGCGTTTGCGCCGTACGCAAGATGCGGGCGGTGGCGTAAATGTGGCTGACATTCCGTTCCGCTTCATCCCCTGCATGGCGGCTGGTCTGGCCTACTACATCGCTGGAAAAATCCCAGAGGGCATGGATAAACTGCCCATCTTGAAGGCTCAGTATGATGAGGCATGGCAGTTAGCCGCCGATGAAGATCGGGAGAAGGCCGCCGTTCGGTTTGTGCCACGTCAACAGTTCATTGGGAGCACTTACTGATGGGCAATAGGTTTGCCAGCGGTAAATATGCAATTGCCCAGTGTGACCGCTGTGATGGTCGGTATTTGCTCAAACAGCTGCGTCGTGAGGTTATCAAAACCAAAAACTATGAGTTATTGGTCTGCCCGGAATGTTGGGACCCTGACCAGCCTCAGTTGCAGTTGGGTATGTATCCTGTGGATGACCCGCAAGGCTTGCGTAACCCCCGCCCGGATCGCAGTTATGTGACCTCTGGTTTGTCAGGTTTGCAGTTGGTGGATACGACCAGCCCAAACCCAAATGCCCAAGGTACGTTGGAAGGTGGTAGCCGAGTCATCCAGTGGGGTTGGAATCCCGTGGGTGGTTCTTCGTTTTTCACTGCAATTGAGACCCCAAACAGCTTGGTTTTGCAGGTAAATTTGGGTACAGTAACGGTAGCAACGACGTAAGGAGTCGAAGATGGACAAAAAGGAAGTCAAGGCAATCGCTGACAAAGAAGTGAAAGCCCATGAAAAGCGGATGCACAAAGGCATGAAAAAGGGCGGCGTGACCGGCGAAGCCATGCGTAAGTATGGTCGTAATCTGGCTCGTGCTATGAATCAACGCGGCACTTCTCGCGGAGGTTAATATGGCCAAACTCGTACCCCCGACAACCAAGAACAGCCCAGCAGTTGTAACGGGTAAAAACCGTGACAACAAACCCGCCGAAGCATACGCCAGTCGGGCTAAAGAAGGGCTCGTTCAAAAACCTATTCAGACCATCAATGATCTGAATCCTTCCGCTGGTGGCGTGAGCAAGGGTAACACCAAGCCAATCAAAACCGACGGCATTAAGATTCGCGGCACAGGCGCCGCTACTAAAGGTGTGATGGCAAGAGGCCCGATGGCATGAACTACACCCAGTTGTCAGACGCGATTCAGGCATACACCGAAAACACGGAGTCAAACTTCGTGGCGGAGATTCCTGTATTTGTTCAACAGGCTGAACAACGCATCTACAACTCAATTCAGTTTCCGTCATTGCGTAAAAACATGACGGGCGTCACACAAACCAACAACAAATATTTGTCGTGCCCCAATGACTTTCTTGCTGTCTATTCTTTGGCGGTCATCGACACAGATGGGTCGTATGAGTATTTGTTGAACAAGGATGTCAACTTCATTCGTCAGGCGTATCCGCAACCAACTGACACTGGACTACCTCGCTACTATGCGCTGTTCGGTCCAACTATTGCGGGCAGCACAATAACGAATGAATTGACTTTCATTCTTGGCCCTACGCCTGACGCCAACTATAGCGTTGAACTGCATTTCTACTATTACCCCGAGTCTATTGTGACTGCTAATACATCATGGCTTGGTGACAACTTTGACTCTGTGTTGTTGTATGGTTCATTGGTTGAGGCTTACACCTACATGAAGGGTGAGAACGATATGATGGCGTTGTACAACCAGAAGTTTATGGAAGCTCTTGCGTTGGCCAAACGTCTTGGCGATGGTATGGAGCGCCAGGATGCCTACAGAAGCGGTCAGTTCCGCCAGCAGGTGACATGAGATGGCGTTTACAGGCAATTATTCTTGCAACACTCTGCGTTCTGGATTGACCAGTGGGTCAATTAACTTCAACACAGATGTGTTCAAGCTCGCCCTGTACACCAACGCAGCAACGTTAAATGCGGCCACCACTGCATATACAACCGATGGAGAAGCCTCTGGAGGTAACTATGTGGCTGGCGGTCAGGTTGTTACTGCAACTGTTGGCACTTCCGCCAGCACTACGGGTAGCACTGTGTTTGTTGATTTTTCGTCTCCCGCCTGGACTGGTTCAATTACAGCCCGTGGTGCGTTGATCTACAAAGCAGCCGACAACACCGCGATCTGCGTGCTGGACTTTGGAAACGACAAAACATCTTCATCCACGTTCACTGTGCAAATGCCAGCGAACACTTCAACTTCTGCACTTATAAGGATAGTCTGATGGCACTGATCACCACGACCAAAGGCGACATGGACGAATCCCTGCTTGAGAAAAAAGAGGGTTCGCTTGATAACGACAACGAGTACACGACTTGGGTTGAGTACTGGCATGAAGGCGAACTTGTCCACCGTTCGGTGCATGTTCAATTGAAACAAAACGTTTTGGCGGATGGGATTGCCGCCATGCTTGGTTAATAAGGGGTAAGAAATGGCAAACTCACAAGCGATGTGCACTTCGTTCAAGAACGAAATACTTCAGGCGTATCACAACTTTGGAACTACCGTGACTCGCGCCGGTACTGGCGCTGACACGTTTAAAGCCGCGTTGTATTTGGCTTCTGCCTCCCTCGGTGCTGGTACCACTGCGTACTCTGCTACAGGCGAAGTGACAGGTACAAACTACACGGCTGGCGGTGTGACTGTAACCAACGCAACGGCCCCGACCACAAGCGGTACTACCGCCTACTGGACACCATCGGCCAGTTTGGTTTATACCAACGTCACGCTATCTACGGCGTTTGACACGGTGCTGATCTATAACAGCACCCAGAGCAACCGTGCCGTGAGCGTCCATACGTTTGGTTCGCAGACCGTGACCGCTGGTACATTTACCTTGACGATGCCTTCCAACGCCGCTGGTACCGCGCTGTTGAACATCGCATAAGGGTAGCGCATGGCGCTCGTACTTGCTGATCGCGTCCAAGAGACGACGACAACTTCAGGCACTGGCACGATAACTCTTGCCGGTGCTGTTGCGGGCTTTCAGTCTTTTTCTGTAGTTGGTAACGGGAACACCACCTATTACACAATTGTCAATGGAAACAACTGGGAAGTCGGGATTGGCACGTACACATCTGCTGGTACAACGCTTGCCAGAACGACGATTTTGTCTTCGTCAAATTCTGGTAGCGCCATCACTCTTTCTGGCACATCCAACGTATTTATCACAGCGCCGTCTAGCAGAACAACGATGCGGGACGGATCAAACGTCCTCACGCTACAGGCCGGTACAACAACAGCGGCTCCGTTGGCTTTCCAGTCTGGTACAAACCTTACCTCGGCCACAGCCGGGTCAATGGAGTATGACGGACGGGTTCCGTATTTCACCCCACAAGGCACACAGCGTGGGGTTATTCCGGGCGTACAGATGTATGTGTT